CAGAAGGCGGACTCCGAAAATTTATCCTCTCCCTCCTCTATTGCCTAAATCAAGGTCCAACTGAAAAGTTGATCTTGCAGCAGTGTAGGAGGGATCGTCGCAATGCTCCAAAGGCGATCCAGGATTTTCCAGACCTTTTTCTGGGACTTGAACTTTACTACCAAGCATATTGGGAGTTGTGTTCTTGTAGGTTAAACAGTTTTTCCTTTGGAAGTATTCCGATCATCTCGATCTACGAATATGCAACGTTCAACGAATTGGATGAAGACCAGCTTGATAATCTAGTCTATTTTATCCGTAAGTTGGATGCGGCGCACGCGAAGTGGAATCAGCAGAAAATAGAAGAGTCTAGTGGCAGTAAATAGGGATACATTCGCGTATAATTATGTGTGTCTTCCTTCTCCAGTCTAGCTTCGTATCTTTTCGGAGTAGCTAGTGGACTCGGTCCAATCATTAACGAAGTTAAGAAGGCTGTTGCTACGGCTGTTCTTGACCCTGTAGTTAGAGGCACACCAGTCGATACTGGAAAGGCTCGATCAAACTGGATCGTTTCTCTGGGTACACCGGTTTTGGATATCATCTCTCCTTATAGTCCAGGAAGCCATCTGGGAATCGCTGAGACCGGAAATGCAGACGCTGCGATTGCACAGGGACTAGATGTCATTAGTTCTTCTCAGAGTGCCGATGAGACAATTGTGATTCAGAACAATGTTCCGTATATTCAACCGCTGGATGATGGCCATTCAAGACAGGCTCCAGCTATGTTCGTTGAAAGTGCAATCTTCGTAGGCTTGGCAAACTTGGACAATATTACGTTGCTGGTTTAGTATACAATGTCGCGTGTACAAAACATCATCATCAATGTCCAGACCACGGGAGCACCTCAGGCGCAATCCGCGATTGCCGGCATAGGCAATGAGTCTCTATCAACGGCGTCCGCCCTCCAGACGCTCCAGGACGCCCTGGGCAGTGTAGTGGGTGCGTCCAGTATCGAATCGCTGGTGGAGTTACTCGACACCTATCAGAACATTGAAAATCGACTGGCTACTGTCACCAAAGGTCAGGATGACCTTCGTGTGGTCACGGCTGAGTTGTTCGACGTAGCGATTCAATCTCGGACGGCATTTGAGCAAACGGCCGACACATACACCCGACTTGCATTGGTAACAAAAGAGTTTGGAACTTCAAGTCAGAATCTTTTGATTGTGACGAAGGAATTGAACGAGGCCGTAATCGTTGGAGGGGGAAGTTCTCAACAGGCTGCCGCTTCAATTTCGCAATTGATTGGTGCTCTTGAATTTGGTACGCGACAGGGTGTGCAGTTGATCTCGATCCTGCGGAGAATGCCTTTGCTGTTTGATGAGATCGTGGAACATCTTCACGTCGCCCCGAATCAGTTGGCTGAACTGGCTAAACAAGGAAAAATTACGGCCGAGACTATCATCAATGCGTTGGTTGAGGCTGCGCCCGAGATTCAGGCCGCGTTCGATAAGACACTTCCCACAGTTGCACAAGAGCTTACTAATCTAAGAACTGACTTCTTAAAATTTATCGAGACCATAAACGGTGGTCTTAATGTCTTGAAAAAGCTTGATGATGCGATTGAATTTTTGCAGCAAAATATGACTGTACTTGGGTCAGTTGTCATAGGAACAATTTTAACAGGGGCAATTACTGGACTCATATTGGGGGTAACAGCCCTAGGATTTGCCATCGCTGCCAATCCGCTTTTTGCTGTCGGTGGTGCTTTAATTCTAGGTGCATCATCTTTTGCCACATATATCTATCAAGCAGATAACGCTGTAGGTAAGTTTGCAGGCACTATAACAAGTCTTGAACCAAAATCTCGTGCATCGTTTGGTGCACTTCAACAGGCAATCAGTGAAGCAGTCAATGGGGGAAACCAAGAGTTCACCAAAGCAGATCAAGTACAAGGTGATTTTTTTAGAAATGTTCAGATAAATACGGGAAGAACATTTGGGGAGAATTTTACAGAACACATGGAAGCGACTGTGCTTGCATTCAGGGTCGGACTGAGTGCGATACTGGGAAACTTTGGAGCGTTTGCCAATGAAGTTGTGACAATTACCGAGAGTATAGGGATTGCAATACAGCAGATATTTAAAGTATCTTTTGAGAAGGTCGAGTCATTTCTCACAGGATACATACTTGACTACCAGGCGGGGATAGCTTTGATAAAACAAGATTATGGTCAATTGGACATTTTGGCCGCTGCCAAAAAAGCTAACGACGCATCTTCAGATACAAGCTTGAGTGACTCCTTCAAAGGAATAACAGACACATTCAAAAAAGCTGGGGTAGATGCTAGTCAAGCATTCGTGGACAGTCTAACAAACAAGGGTCCACTTGCGGATGGAATTACTAAATTGAAGGCACAGCTTGATGCTCAGATTAAATCTGACAATGTCTCTGATGTTTTTCGTGGTCTCGATGTCAATCCAAAGACTGGTGCGGGTCTTCCAAGTCCATCTGGACCATCAGCCACCACTACTGATGATGCAACCGTTGCGATTAATAAATATCAAACTGCAATCGATGGTGTCGAGGAAAAACTTCGTGAACAAGGTCAATCGCTTTCTGCGGTTAACACGCAACAAAAAATCAATATCGAATACACCAAACAAATTCAAGAACTCACTGCGAAGGTTGGTGATGTGAGTGCCTCTGATGCCGCGACCATCAAGTCCCTCATCACCTACAACGAACAACTGAAAAATCAGGATGAGATTCTGAAGTCCATTAAGGGCAGCGCCCTGAACTATCAGGACAACCTTAACGCCGCCAATCAACTTCTGGCAACCGGTGCTATTAACATTCAGCAGTACAATCTATATGTGGACAAGCTGAACAAGTCCTTGGAGGAAACAACCAATACTCTGGAGGGTGGTGTCGCGGTCGGATTCGCACAGGTTAAGACTAGCATTGATGACAACATTACACAGGCCGCGAATATTGTGACCACCGCATTCAATGGAATGGAGGATGCCTTGGTGAAGTTCACTCTAACAGGAAAAGCAAACTTCCAAAGTCTTTGCACCGAGATCGCTGGTGATCTTGAAAAACTTCTCCTGAACAAGGCACTCCAATCCCTCCTGGGTGCTGTAGCAACAGGGGGTGCTGGTGGTGGCGCGGCGGCTTTAGCTGGAAGCGCGGGAGGTGCTGGTGGAGCGGGTGCAGCTGTAGCTGGAAGCGCGGGAGGTGCTGGTGGAGCGGGTGCATCTTTCTTCGGTGGCTTTGCTGCCGGAGGCGCAAGCACCGATCCGAATGCAGCCTATATCGTCGGGGAAAATGGACCTGAAGTGTTTGCTCCTGGAGCCAGTGGCACAATCATCCCGAACGGAGCACTTTCCGCTCCACAGGTTAACCTGCATGTGGTCAATGTCAGTGATCCTAATGAGCTTTCTAGCTTCCTGAATTCTCCAGAAGCGGCCAACATTATTGTCAACCAAGTTCAGCGAAATAACAAATCAGTTAAGCAAGCTTTGTCATAGGTGAAAGATGGGAACACCTACACACCTGGCCTTCACCACAGAGCCGTCAAACGCCGTAGCTGGGGTGAGTCTTAGCCCGAACATTGTTGTCAAAATAGAAGATGCAACTAATGCAGTTATTACGGGTGATACTTCCGTCGTTGTGTTGACGATTCACAGTGGACCTTCGGGCGGCGATATTTTTGGAAATTTGATCGTCCAGGCTGTAGCGGGAGTGTGCACATTCACTGCAATATCTTTCCAGGTTGTGGGAAGCTATGAAATAACCGCCTCCGTCCTGGGTGCAAATCCAGAAGCATTGACGGCAGCGACCTCAACAAGCTTCACTATTTCCTTCGCCTCAATTCATCAACTTGCCTTTGAAGCTCAACCAACGACCACAGTAGCCGGAAGCACTATTAGTCCGAGTGTGACTGTTCAAGTGCAGGATCAGTATGGGAACCTTGTTACTTCTGATAGTTCCAGCGTAATTACAATGGCGATATTTAGTGGACCAACATCCACTCTCGGTGGAACACTAACTCAAACGTCTTCCAGCGGTATTGTAACATTTAACAATCTGGTCATTGATGCAGTTGGAAATTATGTTCTATTGGCGACTGACATTGCACAGTCTTTAGTTGAATCACTATCCGGTTCTGGAGGATTCAATATAACTCCTGCTGCCGCATATCAACTCATAATTTCACAGGAACCTAGTAACATAGTTGCTCAGGATCAGTTTTATCCAGTTATAACTGTTCAAGTGTTGGATTATCTTGAAAACCTTGTTACTTCAGACTCGTCCAATGTAACGCTGGCTATTGATACCGGTGCGACCGGTGTATCACTCACTGGTACACTCACCGTGGCTGCTCAGAACGGCGTGGCTACGTTCACGGGAGTCTCCATCAACCAAAGCGTCTACAGCAACACTCCAGTAAACACTCCTTCCACGATTACGCTCAAGGCCACTGATGGGTCACTGATACAGGCTGTGTCAAACAACTTCATTGTCTACACAAACTTATTCACTAAGAGACCTGATTCTCCTCTATCAGAGACGCTTAGATTTCTAACTGATGTGTTAAATCATAAGGATGGAACTGAACAGCGAATATCTTTGAGAGTTGCACCAAGAACTGTTTATGATCTAAGATTCTCTGCTGAGGACGGAAATGAACGACAGCTAATCGAGAATTTTCTTTATGGGGCAGAAGATCAAGTTGTCTTAATACCAATATGGACAGAAGGAAGTTATCTAACGTCACAGGCTTCATCAGGAGCTACGACAATTGATTGCAATACACAATACTCATTGTTTGGGGGAAATGGCAATAGCCTTATTCTTATTTCTCCAGATGATAGCATAAATGAACTTCACCAGCATGACATTGCTAGTACGACTTCTTCATCCATTACACTGACGACGGCTTTGCAAAACAACTGGCCGGCTGGGACTGAAGTCTATCCGGTCAAACGTTGTGTTATCCCTAAGCCGACTACCAATAAACGATATCCTACAAATTATTCTGCTTATGCAACGGCATTTTGGTCAATTGAAGACAAGATCAATCTTGCCGCTGGAGCTGTGCCAAGTGGATTTACAACTATTAGTTTTGGTGATGATAGTGGAATTCTTGTCTTGGATGATCCCAATTGGATGTCTTCGACATTGGGAGAAACTAATGATTTCAATGTCCAGGTAATAGATGGAGACACAGGAACTCTGAGTGCCTTCAGCTACTGGTTGCATTCTAGGCGCGGAAGTGTCAGAACATTTGTTACAGTTTTCAATCGAACTAAGATATGGTCGCTCAAAATTCTCTTACACTATCTCAATGGCAAGCAGACATCATTTCTTCTACCAATATTTGCGAACGATATTACACCAACAGAGGACTTGACTGCAACTGGCACAATGCTTACGATAGTGAATAATGGATTCACGCTTTACAACGCTGTAAGCAATAATGGGCGCAAATATGTACGGGTATATTTGACCGATGGGAGTTACACTGACCATCAGGTAATAGAATCAACAGTATCTTCGTCCACAGTTGAACAGATAACAGTGACACCCGCGTGGGCATCTACTGTACTTCTGGAAAACATCAAACGAATAACGTTTCTTGAAAAAGTCCGATGTGATGCTGACGATATGACAATTCAGTACAACGACCTGGCTGGCACCGCAAAGGTCTCCTTCCCCACGAAAGCAGTTCTGGAATGAGTTTTCAGACATTTGAAACAAGTGTACAGCAAAGTGAGCCAATTGAACTATACACGTTCTCGCTTGGTTCACTGAACTACTATTTCACGTCTTGTGCAAACAATGTAACATATGAAAGCATTACCTACTTTCCACTTGCTGTAAAGCGAGACCACATAATTGTCGGTAAAGGACAGCGCACTCAGCTTCTCACGGTCACGATTCCATCGTCAACTCCGTTTGCCGGATTCTTTGCAACGAATCAACCTGGGGTTGCGGCATCTCTTGTTATAAAAAGAGTTCAGCGACTGGACACTTCTAATCAGGTCACACTCCTGTTTTCTGGGATAGTGAAATCTGTGACATT